ATGCCCCACCTGCGGAAACGCAGGTGGGGCTCTTTCTTTGTCACACTCCTGGTCACTTATCCGCGTACCGTTGCCTTCGTGGGACGGAAGCCAGACCCGAAGATCCAGGAGTACGAGAAGGCCGACGGGACTCTCTCGTTCCGGGTCCGCGTGCGGGTGAACGGCCGTCAGACGACTGAGACCTTCCCCTCGCGGCCTGCCGCCGAGGTGTTCGTTTCCCGCGTCAAAGACCCGGCGATCGGGCCAGAACGCGCCGTCGAGCTGCGCGACCGCGAAGACACCGCCTCGCCCGGCTACGTGCCGACCGTGCGCGAGATGCTGGAACATCACGTCGAGGGGCTCACCGGAGTCGACGAACGCACCCGCGCGGATTACCTAGCCGTCGCCAAGCGCACCTGGCTCCCGAAGCTCGGCCCGCTCCGAGTCGACGAGGTATCCCGAAACGACGTCGCGCGGTGGGTCAACGGCGCGAGCGGCGCGCCCAAGTCCGTCCGAAACGCGCACTCAATCCTGTCCGCCACCCTCAACACGGCCGTCCTCGAGGAGCACATCGCCGCCAACCCTGCCCGCGGCACCCGCCTGCCTCGCGCTGGCGAAGAAGACGTCGAGGACATCAACTTCCTCACGCACCCCGAGTTCGACACGCTCTACAGCGAGATCCCCGAGGAAGCCTCCGCGCTCGTCGTCTGGATGTTCGGCATGGGCACCCGCTGGTCCGAGACCACGGCCCAGCAGGTCAAGGACATCGATCTCAGCGCCGGCCAAGAGGTCGAAGGCACCTGGATGTCGACTCCGCTGACCAAGGTCGTGCGGGCCTGGAAGCAGAGCCCGCGACGGATCGGGCCACCGAAGTCCAAGGCGGGACGCAGAACGGTGCTGATGCCCACCGAGGTCGTCTCCTTCGTTGAGCCTCTGCTGGCCCGGCCGCCTGAGTCATGGCTGTTCACCACCCCGAACGGGCTCCCGGTCAGCCACTCCAACTTCTACAACCGCATCTGGAAGCCGGCCACCATGCGGGCTTCGATCTGCGAGAACCACCGTGAACCGAACTGTCGATGCCTGACCTCGAAGCCGTACACGTGCGCGATCCACACGGAGAAGGACGCGAGAGGCAACCAGGTTCTCCCTGGGCCATGCGGCTGCGGCGGGACGCTTCCGTTTCGGCCACGGATTCACGATGCCCGGCACACCCACGCCTCCTGGCTCATCGCCCAAGGCGTGGCGCTCGAGGTCATCCAAGAGCGGCTCGGCCACGAGGACTACCTGACCACCCGGCGGCTGTATGCGCACCTGATGCCGGACGCGCAACTTAAGGCGTCGGCCGCCGCATCACTGGCCTTCGCCCGCACCAAGCTGCAAGTCCGTCAACAGGTGCCCACGAGTCTGCCACCAGCGGCGCCACGCCTCGATCAGCTTCGGGGTGACGCCGAGCTCGATGGCCAGCGCGGAGGCGTGGTGGCCGACTAGCCGTTCGGCCTCTCGATACTCCTCGGGGTTGATGAGGAACGCGGCGCCGTACTCCCAGGCGCGACGCTCTGCGATGGGATCGGTGCAGCGATCCCCGAACTTGTGGTGCCCAAGTTCATGCACGAGCGTCGAGACGGCCTGGGCGGCTGTCAGCAAGAGGCTGAGGTAGATCCGTCCGCTGCGCCACTCGTAGCCGCCGCGGACGTACTCGCCGAGATGGGCCCACTCCACCTCGATGCCGAGGTCGGCGCAGTGGTTGAAGACCTCCATGAGGCGGTCGCGGGTCACCTACGCGTCATGGCCCCTGGCACTCCCCTGTTCTCCGCCGGCCAACCGCCCGATGTTCGCGGTCGCTGCCGAAGTCGAGATCGTGCCAGAGGGGCCCGACACATCTCTCAGGGAGTCTCGTCGTGTCCCTGCTCGGACTCGATCGTGTGCTGCTCTTCGTGAGCAATCAGCTCGTAGTTGTCCTTGCTGGTGGAGGCGGGACCTCCTGCTGCGCGGTCGGCATTCCCATCACCTCCCCGTGCCTCGCGGAGCTCTTCAGTCAGTTCCTCGATGTCGCGCGTCGCAAGATGCTCTTCGTGCTCGCGCAGCGCGGTCTCCTCGTCGTGCTTCAAGCGAAGCCCGTCAAGGAGCTGCTCGAAGTCCCAGAGCACCAGCGCTTCTGTCGGCGGCGACACCTCCTGCCCGTCACGCGCCGCAGTCCGCACCCAATCCGAGAGCGCCGAGAGCGCGTCGTGGTCCGACTGAAATACCGGTCGCCGCACTTGGTCGGGCTGGGGCACCTGCTGCCAGTCGCCTTCGCTGTCAGGCCAAAGCGCCGTGACGATCTGCACGACCTTGTCGGGGCGCACTCTCAGTCGCGTGATGGCTCGCTCCCATGTCGCGGGGTTCACGCCTGCCGCTGTGTAGGCGGCCTTCTTGTTCCCCTTGAACCGGATGCGCTGCTCGACGAGCAGTCGGTCGGCGAGCACCTCGCGCCCAACTTCGGTCAGCTCCTTCTGGATGTCCACGTGGTCAACCGTTCCAGAAACACCTAGGAACATCTACCTCCACCCAGGAACACCCCCCTGCCCGCGGCCCCACCTGCGAGAACAACGCGACTGTGATTCCGCAGGTCAGAGCGGGTTTCGTTCCTGTGCCTCATTCCTGTTGCTAGGTGTTCCTAGGTGTGGTTACCTAGTTCCATGTCCACCGCAACCACCGTCGAGATCAACGGGTTCGCACTCCGCGAACTTCGTGTCCGCACGGGCCTCGGCGTCATGGACCTGGCAAACCAGGTCGGCGTCCAGCGGCCCTACATCGCCAAGATCGAGCTCGGCCACTCACGCCGCGTCTCGCCCAAGGTTTTCAACGCGCTCCTCAGCGCGCTGGCGATCACCGACCGCCGTGTGCTCATGGCCAACCCGCACGGGAGCGACGTGCTGCTTGAGGCGGCCGGGCAGTGACCATGGCCGACTACCTCACCCCCGAGGAGGCGTCGAGCCGCCTCCCGTTCGGCAATGCCGACTGGATTCGGATGCAGCTCCGCGCTGGCCGTCTTCGTGGCTCCAAGATCGCCGGACGTTGGCTGGTTGAAGCGTCTGCGATCGCCGAGATGGTGGAGGCGGGCTCCAACTCGACGGCTCGTCGCCGTCGCCGGAGGGCGTCCTGATGACCACCGAGGTCGTGAACACCGAGACGGGCGAGATCCTTGAGCCCCGTGCCACCGCGGCCCTGGTGCCGATCAACACGACGACGATCGCGCGTCAGGCGACCGCCATCCAGGAGATGGCCGTGTCCGGCTACCTGGAGCAGGCGCGCGACTGGCTGGCGACTGCTGTTGAGCGCACGGGCCCTGAGGAGATCGCTGGCGCCAAGGCGCAGATCGCGACGGCTGCCGAGGCAACGAAGCAGCTGGGCCTCGCCAGGGAGATCCAGCTCGATGCCCAGGAGATGGTCCGCCGAGCCGACTTTGCCCTCGGGAAGGCGATTCGCAAGGGCCAGGAGGACGGCTCGATCGCCGCGAATGGGGAGCGCCTGAACAAAGGTCTTCCTCACGAGAAGACCTCGCCCGATGCCTACTTCAACGGCGGAGGCGAGACCCACGCCATCTACTCGATGGTTGACGGCACCAGCGACGAGGTCTTCGACGAGGCGATCAAGGAGGCGAAGGACGAGGGCAACCTGTCCCGCGCCAACATGGTCCGCAAGATCCGTGAGAAGAAGACGCCGCCGTCGCCCACGCGCAAGGACCGCGCGAACCACATGCGCGACCTGGCCGAGAAGGGCTACTCGTCGCGTCAGATCGCGACCGAGCTGGGCGTCCACTTCGACACCGTCCGCGGCCTCGCCCGTGACTTCAACATCGACGTTCCTGCCGACGCCATCGTCGGCCGGACCCGACGGATCGACCACACCCACATGGTCGAGTCCACCGTCACCGACCTCGTGAACACGGTCGAGTTCATCGAGGCGCACATCGACCTCAACCAGGTCGACCTCGCGGAGGCAGACGAATGGGTCTCCTCCCTGACCGACTCAATCCGGGCTCTCAACCGGTTCGTCAAGCAGATCAAGGAGAAGACCCATGTCTGACGCCAACCCTACTCCCAAGTCCACCTCGAAGCCGGGCCCCAAGATCGAGCGCGTCGCTCGGCTGCGCTGGATCGCCCTCGGGCAGATTGTCGTCAACGACTACGCGCAGCGTGAGCACAAGCAGGCGCGCGTCGACCACCTCGTCGCCCACTTCGACCAGGAGCAGCTCGAGCCGCCCGTGGTCAACCAGCGTGGCAGCCGTTACTACGTCATGGACGGCCGGCACCGCACTCTTGCGGCGCGCGAGGTGTTCGGCGACACGCACATGATCCAGTGCTGGGTCTACGTCGACCTGACGGAGCGGCAGGAGGCGGAGTATTTCCTGCGGAAGAACGACACGCTGACGGTCGCCGCCATGGACAAGTACCGCATCGGCGTCAACGCTGAGCGGGAGACCGAGTCCGACATCGACCGCATCGTGCGGGCGTGCGGCTACGTCGTGTCGAAGCAGAAGGCCGAGGGCACGATCGGCGCTGTCGGCACTCTTCGCCGCGTCTACGAGCGGGGCGGCGCCCGTGTTCTGTCGCGCACGCTCCGGATGATCGACGGCTCGTGGGGCAGCGCTGGCATGGACGCCGCTGTCATCGACGGCATCGGCCTTCTCTGTGGTCGCTACAACGGCGAGCTGCAGGACGAGCACGCCGTCGCGAAGCTCCACAACATGCGTGGCGGCGTCAACGGCCTGATGGGCAAGGCGGCGCTCATCAAGAAGCAGACGCTGATGCCGCTCAACCAGTGCGTGGCTGCGGCAGCTGTCGAGGTCATCAACTCTGGCAAGGGCGGCAAGAAGATCGCCGGGTGGTGGAAGGCGGAAGTCGCATGAGCGCCCCTGGCTCCCCCTTCTGGATCGACCTCGAGCAAGCCCGCGAACAGTTGCTCGACGCGATGAGCGATGCAAGCGAGAGCCGCTGGTGCGCTGGCTGGATGAGCGGCCTTGACCGGCGGCTGCACGAGGAGGGCGGCATCTGGGAGGTTGTCGGGCGTCAAGTCGGCTGGCCCTTGGGCTATCGGGCTGAGGGTGGCTGGGTCTCGTGGGACGAAGCCGGTGCGCGGTACGCGCGGACGGACGTCGACCGATGACCGCCCCCACCTGGTCCCCCGTGGACGAATCGACGGCCGACCTTCTCTCCCTGGTCGCCGACACGAACCACCCGTCGGCCGACTGGGAGTGGCGCGCGTTCGTGGGCGTCCTGTCCGCGACGGCCTCGCTGCACGGCGGTCGTCTGGATCAGAACGACTACCGGGAGCAGCTTCGTGGCGTGGTAGCGCCTCGTCGGATCGGCGCGTTCGTGAACAAGGCGAAGGCTGAGCGGCTGATCGCGGAGACGGATGAGTGGTCGGTCAGTGCTGACACGACTGGCCGGAACGCGGGTCGGCCGATGCGGGTCTACCGCTGGATCGGGGACGCGGCATGACTCACCTGGACAGCCGCCTTCCGTTCTCGCCGCTGACCGATGCGGCTCTGCTGCAGGCGACTCTCGACGCGGCCCATTTGTGGGGCGGCGCCCCCGAGCGTCGGGAGCGCTTCCAGGTGCTCTTGGACCTTCGAGAGGCGCTGGCGATCCGGCTCCATGTCGATCCGTTCGTCCATGTCTCGCGGACTGACCTGATCGACGTCGGGGTGACGTACTGATGAGCGAGTTCACCCCCGAGCTTGGTCAGGCGGTCTTCGGGAACACGCCGTGGAGCAGCATCTCGACGCCGGGCTACATCACGGCGGGTTTCGAGATCATCGCGACGGCGGTTCAGGTTGCGCGCGGGATCAACCCCGAGACGAACTGGTCCCTCACCGACAACAGCGGTGCCGAGCCCTGGGAGGGCGAGGTGTTCGCGATGCGTTGCTACTGCTGGTGCGACGGCGGCCGCGAGGGTCATGAGGACGGCTGTCCTCCGAACTTCGAGCACAAGCCGTCCGGCTTCACGGCGACTTGGTACAAGCACTCCGAGCGTGGCGAGTCTTGTTCGTCGCCTGTGCCGCCGCCTGCCGAGTGGTCTCGGATCGTCGCCGAGTGTGTCGCGGAGGTGGCCGCATGACGACCCCCGCCCCCGACTCCCCCACTGGCCCGGCTCACTGGCTGGTGACTGGCTTGGTGGTGTTCGCGTGCGTGGCGTCGTTCGTCGCGTTCGTGGTGTTCGCGGCGATGCGGGGCGCGTCATGACCTCGTTGTCGCAGCGACGCTCAGGCGCCCGCAACGGAGCTCGGCTGGCGGAACGGGCCATCGCCGAGGAGAAGGCGCGGCAGGCCGAGGTCGAAGCCGAACGTGCTGCTGCGGTGTCTGAGCGGCGTAGGGCTGCGCGAGCGGCAGAGGCGGCGCGGACGAAGTTCACGAGTGCTGACCTTGCTGGCGCCTCTCACGTCCGCGATGACGCCGGGTGGCATCGGGTTGTCCGGGTCTCTGAGAAGTCGGTGACGGTCGAGACGGCGTACTCGTGGACTGAGCGGATTCCGGTCGGCCGGGTCTTGCAGTTCGCGCGGGATGGCAGAGCACTCGCCTCCCCCTAGTTCTCCGGCGCGTCTGGCGTGCGGGGAAGCCGCTGGTCGTGCCGGACGGGGCGCCTGTTTGTTCGGGCGCCCCATCCAAAACGTAGGTGGCCCCGGTGGTGGTGCAACACGACCGGGGCCGAGAACGAATCTCAATCGAAGGGTATCTGATGACAACTCTGAACATCACAGCGTCGCAGTTCGCCGAACTGGTGCGCCCTGTTCTGCCGCTGGCTTGCGGCGACGACATGCTCCCGGTCCTCAACGCAGTGCTGATCGAGACCGATGGCAAGTGGCTCTCCGCGACCACAACAGACCGGTTCCGCCTGGGCATCAAGCGTGTCCAGAAGTACGCGACCGACGACGACCCGAGTGTTGAGTGGCCCGAGTTCCGGGCGCTCGTACCCCTGCGGGCCGTCCGGTCGATGCTGACGACATTCAAGCCGCGCCGCGGTTCGGCGTTCGCGTCGCTTCTGCTCACGGTCGAGGATGACCGATTGATCGTCGAGGGCGCGGGCACATTCGACCTGTTCGACTCTAGCCGGATCGTGCATCACCTCCAGGTTGGCGAATTCCCGAAGACCAGGTCGCTGATCCACGCCGCTTTGGAGGCGCCGACGGCCGACCGCGCACCCGAGTTCGCCGTGAATCCCGCGTTCTTGGCCGACTTCAAGGCGTGCGGGAGTAGGGGCCTGCGGGTGCTCACTGGCGCTTCGAGGGCGGACGGCAAGCCGGGCGCGATCGTTGTCACCGACGACAACGGCTTTATCGGCATGCTCATGCCGACGAGTGTCATGGGCGCCGCCGATCGCGAGGACTGGGCCGACTTCCTTTCCCCCAAGCCTGAGCCCATCAAGAAGCCCGCCGCCAAGAAGGCACCCCCCAGGAAGCGTGCCGCCGCCAAGAAGGGTGCCGCGGCGTGACCGGCCGCGAGTGGCAGCCCGGCGACGTGATGGTTGCAACTTGGGCAACCATCTACGGCGAGCCTGTCGTGCACTTCATGGTTGATGGCTGCAATAACAGCGACCACCACGACGAGCCGCACTGGCACGACGTCCGTGGCGGCTGGTCGAGCAGCTTGACGCTGGCGGCGGATGTCCGTCCCCTCGTCGTCATCGACCCGGAGGACCGCGAGCAGGTCGAGCGGCTGCTGTGCCTGTTCCATCAGGCCGACCAGACGACGCCCGCCGGGATGGACCGCATGCAGGCCGCTCTCCGTGAGTTCGTGACCCCGACGCCCCCGAAGCCCAACGAGCCCACGGACATGTGGTCGGTGGTCGTCGACCGTGCCGGTGATCAGTGGGTCCGCGCCCTCGGTCCGGACTTCACCGATGGGTGGGTTCGGGCTGGCGACCTTCCGAGCAACGGGAAGTGGACCGACTATCGACAGATCGACGCCGTGGCGGTGGTCCGCAGTGGCGTCCAGGACGGTGAGCCGTCGTGACTCCCGAGGACGCCGCAGTGCGGCTGAACGTCGCCCTTCTCCCTGGCCATGGGATCCAGGGCCGTGAGGGGAATCTGCTCGCGTTCAACGCGCACGCGATGTACGCGAAGTTCGCCCGTGCGGTCATCAAGGAGGCCGGGCCGATGGTGCTGGCGGAGATCGTCGAGACGGTCGAGCGGCACTCCAAGATCACGCGAAGGAGTGCGGCATGAACACCCTGGGCTGGATGGGCTGGTCGTGCGCGGTCGTGTTCTTCGCGTTCTGGGTGATCGAGCACGTTGGCGGTCGGGAGAAGCGTGACGATCTGCGGCATCAGCTTGAACTGGCTCTGGATGTCGTCGGGCTGGTGATGCGCGGGAAGCCGGTGCATCCGGGGGCGAACGCGCGCCTGGACGCCAAGGTGGTCGACCTCGCTGAGCGGAGGGCCCGATGACCGCCGACCTTGACCTGATCCGCCGGGCCGCGAACCAGATGCTCGAACTGGCCGAGGCTGCTACGTCGGGGCCGTGGGCAGTGGCGCAGTCCGGGTACTTGGACCACTGGGCAACGGTCGTGAGGGTCCACGATGAGCCCGCCAAAGCGCTCCCATTGCTTGCGGTGGACCTCATCGGCGGTCGCCGATCCAAGAAGCTCCTGGAAGAAGGCAAAGGGTTCCACGCGGTCCTGAGTCACGGCGACGCCGAGCACATCGCGCACTGGGATCCGGTGACCACCCTGGCCGTGGCGGACCTGCTGACCTGTCACGCCGACGGGATCGAGCGGACCTGGTCGCAGCACGCAACCGACGCGTGGCCCGAGCCCTACCGCCGCTCGCTCGCTGTGGCGCGCGCCTTCCTCAAGGAGGACCAATGAGCGCCGACGTGACCGAGATCCACCGCTACCAGGCGTACTGCCCTGAATGCCGCTGGCAGTCAGAAGAGTTCACCTTCGAGATGACGGCCGACGAGGCCGCCGACGAACACGATGCCGAACACCACTCGGAGGTGACGTGCTGATGTGCCGCGCCTGCTCGTATCCCGCCTACGACGGTGAGCCAACCTGCCGCGACCTCGACGCAGAGACCGCCGAACTCCTCCGCCACGACCAGACGAAGACGCGCGAACTCCCTGGCCTTGAGGAACTCGCCGTCGGATTCGCACCCACCTACCAGTGCACCTACATCAACTGCACGGACGTCGCCGTCCAAGGACACGTCTGCATCCGACACGAACGGAGGATCGCATGAGCGGCGTCGTCATCACCGAACCCGGCGTCTACTACGACCTCCCCGAAGCCGACTACCACGCGCAGCACGACTGGCTGTCGTGGTCGCGAATGAAGCACCTCCTCCCGCCGTCGACGCCGGCCCACTTCAAGGCGTCGCTCAAGGCCGGGGAGGAGCGGAAGCGGCACTTCGACCTTGGCAAGGTCGTGCACCGACTCATCCTTGGCGAGGGGTCGGACTTCGAGGTAGTGCAGGCGCTCAACCGGCAGAAGGAGTCCTACGACGCGACGTCCTACGAACTCGTCTCGGCACAGGCGCACCGTGACCGGATCTACGAGGCCGGGAGGGTCCCGATCCTGCGGCACGAGCTGGACGCCGCCGAAGCGATGGCCGCGTCGGTCCTACAGCACGGGACTGCGAGCGCACTGCTAGCCGACGGGCGCCCCGAGGTCTCGCTGTTCTGGATCGACGACGAGACGGGCGTCAAGTGCCGAGCCCGACTCGACTGGCTGCCGAACCCCGACATCGGGGCCCGCCGCCTCATCGTGCCCGACGTGAAGACGGCCGCAGACGGCAGCGGACCGGCGTTCGGGAAGGCGGCCGCATCGTTCGGCTACTTCGGCCAGTGGACCCACTACCTCGACGGCATCCGCGCGCTCAGCATCAACAAGGACCCAGCGTTCGTGTTCGTGATCGTCGAGAAGGACGACCCCCACCTCGTCAACGTCGGTCAGTTCGTCAAGCGCGACGACGTAGCCCAGGCCCGCCGAGCCGTCGACCACTGCAGACGCCTCTACGCCGACTGCCTCGCCGCCAACCAGTGGCCCGGCTACGGCGAGGACATCAACGACTTCGAGCTGCCCACGTGGTGGCACTACCGGATGGAGGCACTTCTCCCATGACCACGCTCGACCAGATCCAGCAGCCCCGCACACCCGTCACGCAGACCACCGCCGTCGAGCAGGCGCGCGCTGTCGCCGAGGTCGCCGCGGCCGTCCGCGTCGCCCAGGACAACCCCCGCAACCGCGATCGTGCGCTCGGCGAGATGCGCGACTCCTGCGGTCGACTGGCGCTCGCCAACCGCGCCTTCTACTCCGTGCCCAACCGTGGCAACGGGCCGAGCGTCCACCTCGCCCGCGAGCTCGCGCGCATCTGGGGCAACGTCCGCTACGGCGTCCACGAGCTCTCCCGCAACGACGAGACGGGCATGAGCGAGATCCGCGCCTTCGCCGTTGACCTCGAGACCAACGTCGAGTCCACGCGCACCTTCCAGGTGCCGCACGAGCGGATGGTCAAGAAGCAGCGCAGCAAGCTGACCGACCTCGGCGACGTCTACCTCAACAACCAGAACATCGGCGCGCGAGCGGTGCGCGAGTGCATCTTCACCGTCCTCCCGACGTGGTTCACCGAGGAGGCGCAGGACCGCTGCAACCAGACGCTGCGCGACGGCGAAGGCGTGCCGCTCGACGATCGCATCACGCAGATGGTCGACGGCTTCCGCGGTGCGTTCGGCGTGACCGAGCAGCAGCTCGAGGACCGCCTTGGCCGCAAGCGCGGCCAGTGGGACGCCGGGACAGTCGCGCAGGCCACGGTGATCTACACGAGCCTCCAGCGCGGCGAGACCAAGGTTGCCGACGAGTTCCCCGTCGCCGACGCGCCACTAGGCGTGACCGCGGCCGAGATCACCGGCAAGCCAACCAACGGCGGTGCGTGATGGATCCCAAGAACGAGCCCGCCACCTACGGCATGTGCCTCGCCTGCCGGTCTGTCGAGGTCGCACTGGTCGAGGTCATCGGCACCCGCGACATGTCCCCCATCGGCGAGCACCCCGAGTACCCCGTCGGCTACGGCTGCGAGGTGTGTTCCTGATGGGTCCCAAGAACGACTCCGGACACCAATCCGCCCACCACCTCAACAACTGGCTCGCAACCAACGGACCCGCATGGGCTGCCAAGATCCGCGCACTCTATGGCGACCAGGCCGACGACGTGCTCGAGATGATCCTCGGAGACGCAGCATGAAGCTCACGATCCCGCTGCCCTGGACGTCCCCGCCGCTCGCGCAGAACGACCGGCACCACTGGGCCACGAAGGCACGAGCGTTCGCGGAGGCGAAGAACAACGCCCGGTGGCACATCCGCGCGGCACGCATCTCCCCGATCGTCGGCGCCGAGGTCACCCTGCACTGGCGCGTTCCAGACCGTCGCATCCGCGACGCCGACGGCCCCGCGCCGACCCTCAAGGCCGTCCTCGACGCTCTGGTCGCGGAGAAGGTTCTGCCTGCCGACGACTGGGTCCATGTGCCTGCCTGTGGCGTCCGGATCCATCCGCCCGAGAAGGGGATGCCGGCCGCGATGTGGGTCGAGCTCACCCGCATCACGAAGTACGAGCCCGGAGTGCAGCCAGGAGGTGCCGCATGACCCGCGACGAGCTGCTGACCGCCCTCGCGGTGGAGCGGCAGGACCAGACGTGGTGGCGGCATCGACCAACCACCGCGACACCGCAGACGTGGACCGATGACCAGTTCGTCGACGACGACGTCACCTGTGCACGGCGGCGTCGCGAACTCGAGCAGGACTGGCGAGATGAACGACGGGAGGCGACCGGCTGATGCCCTACTTGAACATCGACGACGGCATGGACGAGCACGAGAAGGTCGAGGCCCTCTCCGATGCGGCGTTCCGGCTGCACATGTCGGCGATGCTGTTCTGCTCTCGGAAGCTGACGGACGGGTTCGTGTCGTTGAGTCGCGCCCGTCGCCTGACCGCGAGTGGCGGCGACGGGACGGCTGCCGAGCTGGTGAAGGCGGGCGTGTGGCACGACATCGGCGAGGGCTGCCCGAGCGCGGACTGTGTTGAGGCTCGGACCTGTCAGGAGTCGGGTCGACCAGGCCACTATCTGGTGCACGACTTTCTGCAGTGGAACCACTCGGCGCATTGGTGGACCGAGCGTCGTCGCCGGGACCAGGAGCGTCAGGCGGAGTGGCGTCGGAAGCGTGGCAAGGAGCCGAAGAAGGTCCGCAAGTGAGGGCCGCGTCCGTGTGGACGTCCATGCGGCGTCACGGCGTGACAAACGACGTGACCCGTTGCGTCCAGAGCCAGAGCCAGACACAGAGCCAGAGCCCATTTCTCTTACCTAACGGTCCCTTGTTGACGTGCTCCCTGCTTGAACAGAAACCACAGACCGCGCGCGACGAGTTTCGCGAAACCGAGAAACGGACGCGGATCAGGACGACGAGCGCGGCAAGCCGCTCCGTCGACACCCGCACCGTCCACCCGAAACCACGACTCCCCCGAACCAAGGAGACCCAGCCATGAGCAAGCCGACGACACTCGACGAGGCGCACGAAGCTCTCCGCGCGGAGATCGCTGCGACCAGCATCAACAACCATCACATCACCGGCCTACTGCGGGCTGCCGAGATCATCGGCGTTCCGGATGCAGACGCCACCGAGGCCACACGATGACCGCGGCGTCGAACTCGGAGGCCCGGCCCACGAGCGAGACTCAAGACCTGCTCGCCGCCCTCCAGCGCTCGATCAACGAGGCAAAGGCCCCGCGCGATGACACCCAGGCCGCTGGAATTGCTGCCAGCGTTCCGACGGCCCAGGAGCCCACCCCGACCCTGGGAGACGCTCCTGGAGCCGATTCTGAGGCCCTGGCGGCGCTTCTCGACCAGATCGCGTGCGCCATCCGCGACGAGTGGGAGCCCGGCGGCCGCATGGAGTGGGCCGAGCAGCACGCCAGGTCCGCACTGGGCGCCGTCCTTGGGTCCTCCTGGCTCGCCGACCATGACCGCCAGATCGCCGCGGTTGCGTGGGACGACGGCTATCAGGACGGCCGCCGCCAGGACGCAGAAGGCGACGACGGCCCCCGTTTCGTCAACCCCTACTCCAAGGAGGCCCGCCGTGGCTGAACTCACCGACACCCAGCGCACTCGAATCGACGACGCGCTCGTCGAGACCGGCTGCCACGGCTTCCGCGGCGACCACCCGGACCTCTACGCCGAGGCCGAGCTCATCGTCCGTGAGCACGTCACCGCCGCACTGGACGAGATCGAGCGGCGCATCGAGGCGTGGATTCGTCATGGCGAGGCGGTCCCCGCTGACGTCACGACCTACGACCGCGAGATCGTCCACCGCGAGCTTCGAGCCCTGATCTGTGACTACCGGCAGGAGCAGGACCGATGACCGCCGTCGCGCAACGCGTACACCTCGCGTGGGTCACTCTGGAGGACTTCAGCGGGCACGCGTTGATCCTCCGTGGTCACGCTCTCTCAGCCGAGACGATCGCCAAGGTCGCAGCGGAGGAGCACATCACCCGCCCCAAGACCGTCGAGGTGTTCTGGAACGAGCACCCCCGTGTCAAGTGGTGTGAGCGCATCGACGGGTTCGGGTGCGACGAGAACGGGGACTGGCATCGGCACTGGTCCGCGGTCAAGCCCAACGCCAACGAATCGACCCACTTCACCGTGATGTGGGAGGCCGACCGATGACCGCCTCGACCGACCTGGACGACACGCTCGCCAACATCCGCGCGAGGGCCGAAGCGGCAACGTCTGGGCCGTGGGAGTTCCGCCCGCGACGTGGCCTCCAGTTGATGAGCGACAGCCCGGCCACGATCGGGTTCGTCGACACCGCTGGCTACTTCGAGATGCTGCGAGAGGGCACGTGGGTGACGGAGGCGGACATGGCGTTCGTGGCCGCGGCCCGCACCGACGTGCCCCGGCTGCTCGACCTTCTCGACGAACAGCGAGCCGTCATCGCGCGAGTGCGGGACTGGCTAGCGGCTCACCCGACCACTCACGACGTGCGTCAAACCGAGGGCTACTGGCGCGCACAAAACGACCTCCGCGCCCTGCTCGACGGCGCCGACACCACCACGACCGACAGGAGCGAGGGATGAGCGGCGGATCGATCTACCGCTGCCCGAACTGCGCGCGCCTCGTCATCTACGGCCAGACCTGCACCTGCGGCCACCGAACCAGCACCACGACCGACGGCGACGCCGTCACGCAAGGAGACACCCATGCCTGAGCCCGGCAAGACGACGATCATCAACTCGCGGGTGCACCGCCCGCCGGCGAGCGCGACGTGGGAGCACGAGCACCGCTGGGGTCAGCAGCTCGGGGACAGCACCAGGCTGTCTGTCGTCCGGATCGACGGCGGGCCGCTGACGATCCGCTACGGCACCGAGTCGATCGAGATCCGCAAGGACCTGGTCCCGGTGCTCGCCGACATGGTCGCGGCCGCTGCCGTGTGGACCGACGAGGGGGCGGCCCGATGACCGGCCTGCACGCCGCGCTCGCCGCGCTGGCCGCGAAGTGGGAGACCGAGGCCGCCCACCCCACAGGTCACTCGCTGCTCGTCCAGGTCTACGGCAACCTCGCGCGGGAGGTCCGCGCGCTGCTGGCCGAGCACCCGGCCGACCTGCCCGTGGCGACCGACAGCACGACGGCGGTCTGCTCCCACGACGAGCTTCTGAACGACCCGTGCGGCGAGTGCTACTTCGACGCCAACGCCGACCTCGCCGACGCGCCCGTTCCCGAGCCGTCCGACAGCGCGACGGCGGCGTTGATCGAGCGGTCGTCGTTCGGCACCCCGGAAGCCGTGGCTCTGCGCGCGTCCGTCAGCGACGAGGTCGCTGCTCGCGTCGTGGCTCGCGCGAAGGAACTGGAGGCTGACGCACCCGCACCCGCTCCCGAGCCGTCCGACCGGGCCGGGCTGAGCGAGACCGAGCGCGGCGAGGCGTACTACCGCGAGCACGGCTGGGGCGGCTGCGACGGCGCCGCCTGGGACCGGCTCACCTCCGCGACCCAGGAGGGCTGGGAGCACGCCGCCGCCCTCGCCGACCGGCTCGCGGTGGCCGAGCAGGAGCGGGACGAGTTGCGGGCCAGCAACGACCGCTACGAGGCAGAGAACCAGAAGTTCCTGCGCGACGTGATGGACGAGCAGGAACGCCGCGATGCTGCCGAGCAGGAGGCCGCCACGCTGCGCGCCCAGATCGCGGCGGCGCACGACCTGGCCGACCTGTGGGACCGCAAGGCCGACGAGAACGAGCGGCACCGCGCGAGCACCGAGCACAAGGGCGATCGACGGACCCTCAAGAAGCTGATCCGTCACCAGCGGATGTTCGCCCACGCCCTCCACGCTGTTCTCGGTGACCCGGGGCCGTGGGTGGACCGGCTCAAGGCCGAGGGCGCCATCGAGGCGCTGGAGCAGGCGGCCGACGCGCTCAAGCCTCGACCGGGCAAGCCGTGCGAGCGGCCGGAGAACTGCTGCGGGACAGCCGCCCAGTGTGACGCGGTCGTTCCCATGGCCCGGGTCGCGGGTGAGGGCTGGCTCCGTGAGCGCGCTCGGGTGCTGCGGGACGGCGGCGACCATGGCTGACCTGAGCAACGCCACGGACGACGAGCTCGCGCAGGAGCTCACCCGCCGCGGAGCACTGCCTCGCTGCCCATGCGGCCGGTGGCAGACCTACATCGGCATCTGGGACAGCGACGGAAGGACGGTCCGCTGTCACGGGTGTCTCAAGGCGATCGCGAGGTGCACCTGTGACTGAGCCCGACCCGATTGCCAAACTGCTCGCACAGGTGGCAGGTGACAACGAGATCAACTGCACCGGCCCAGGTGAGGTCGGCTGCCGTGGCCGCAAGGGCTGGCACTCGTGGACCGAGCATCGCCGCCATGTCGCTGAGGCCCAGGCTGCTGCGCTCCGAGACGCCGGACACGTGGGCGGAGGTGAGCCGTGATCCCACCCGAAGACCGCTGGGAACCCTGGCCAATCCACACCGAGCTCACTGGCGGCCCCGAACGCATCTACGACGACAACCCCACCACCGACACGCGACGACCAGTCGGATTCAAACCACCCGCGACCGACACCGAACCACTGCTCTGGGAAGGCGACAACGCATGAGCACCACCAAGGTCGCCCGCGACCTCACCGAGATCACCAAGCTTCACGAACGCCTCCTCGCCCAAGCCATCCAGAAGGCCGGCGCCACCATCGACGGCACCAGCCTCCCTGGCGGCGACGCCATGGTCTCCCTCGCCCACGTCGCCGACCCCGAGACCAACCAGCGTCGCGTCGGACTCGCCGAGGAACTCCACATCGCCACCTGCCTCCGCGCCGACCACACCCGCTGCTGGACCGGCAGCGAAGACGAAGACGCCGACCACGAGCCTGTGCTCCAGTCGCTGCTGTTCTGGTCCGAGCAGTGGCGCACCGAGAAGGGCTACCCACTCGAAGGACGCCGACCAACGATCGCCACCGAGGCCAACCTGATCCGGTCGCTCCTCGACTGGGCGTGGGACAACCTCATCGAGTGGGACGACTTCGCCCGCGACATCCGGCAGGCCAGGGTCCGCCTTGAAGACCTGCTCTATGCCGGAGCCAGGCAGGAGCGCACCCGCATCACCTGCAACCACTGCGACGCCGGACCGCGGCTGCTTCACCTCTACGGCCCCGAGACCGACGGCAGCGGCGACAGGTGGAAGTGCCCGGCCTGCAAGGTGAGGCTCGATGCTGACGGGGTACGCGACGCCCACGCTGCGATGCTGCGGTCCGAGGGTGCCGAGAAGTGGATTCCCCAGGCCGACGCCATCGGTACGCTCAAGGCCCAAGGCAGGCCTGAGCGCACCATCCGCAAGTGGCTCGCCGAAGGGGAAGGCGAGTCGTACTGCGACCCCGTCACCCACGACGTGTTCGTCTGGTGGCCCAGCCTCTGGAGGAAGCACCTGATGACCAAGACGCGGGAACGGACGAGCGCATGACCATCACCGAGTTCCTGCTCGCCCGGATCGCCGAGGATGAGGCCGTCGCGCAGCGGGCCCTCGGTGAGCGCTACATGGTCGATGGCGGCCTTCGCTGGGGCGAGGTCGGCTACGAGACGGTCTCCGATCTGACAATCGACCCCGCCCGCGTGCTGGCTGAGTGCGAGGCCAAGCGGCGGATCGTGGAGCTACACCAGTCATGGCCCGTGTTGGTCGAGGCGAAGCCAACATTCGAGCCGAGCGATCCCACCGACCTGAACGCCATGACGTTCCGCATGTCCAAGCAGATCGCGTGGGCGACGGAGCAGGAGTACCGGGCCAAGTTCGGTGTCGAACCGCCATCGGCTCCGATGCTGCGCGCGCTCGCCTCGGTGTACGCCGACCACCCGGACTTCCGAGAGGAGTGGCGATCGTGATCGGTTGGCGTGATTCAGTCGGGAGACTGTGGCACAATTCCTTATGCCGGCTTCTCGATGCGGAAGCGTCTCTAGAAGTCGGTGGCCACGACCCCGACTCGCTATGACCGAGCCGGGGTCGCTGTATGTACGGGGGTGCGACGTTGGTTTGGTCTACCAGCGACCGACGCACGCGACTCCCCAACGACTGGCCCAAGAGAGTTCAGGCCACCAAGGAGCGAGCTGGCGGACGGTGCGAAGGCATCAGCCTCCGAGGCGAACCACGCTGGCATGTCGACACCTGCGACGGCCGCGGCGCCGACTGCGACCACGACAAGCGCGGTGACGACCACGACCTCGCCAACCTGCGATGGCTGAGCGGACCGTGCCACACAAAGAAGACGCAGCTTGAGAAGCCCAGCCGCATCAGACCACGGCGCACACACCCGGGAGAAGTTCGATGAAGATCCGCTACATCGACGGCAAGCGCAAGGGCACCGAGGCCGACATGCTTGACGCAGCAGGCAAGCGCCTGATCGCGTCCGGGCTCGCCGAGAAGGTCCAGGCCGAGGCGAAGAAGGCCCCTGCCAAGAAGGCCGAGGCGAAGAAATCTGACGCCTAGGGGTGGGGGGTGGCCCCGACTCGATCGCCTCGAACAGGACCGGGGGCATAGGGCCTGACGGTCTGTACGAAATCGAAACCGGGGGCGGGAGGCGAGTTCAATGCCCATTGCTGGCCGTAAGCCGAAGCCTCAGGGGCAGGCGGTCAACCGGAACAAGCCGGCTCACGAGTGGACCGAGGTCGCCAACGTCCCGTTCGAGTCCGCTCCCCCGCTGCCCGAAACGAAGCCGAACGGCGATCCGTGGTCATCGAGCACCCAGCGGTGGTGGACGGCGATCTCAACGATGCCACACTGCACACTCTGGTCCGACTCGGATTGGATGTTCGCGGAGCACACCGCACGCCTGGTCGCCGCCTTCGATGCCGGTGACTTCAAGCAGGCCACCGAGATCCGTCAGCGCGAGAAAAAGCTCGGCGTCACCGCCGATGATCGCCGCGATCTCCGCATCCGCTACGTCGACCCGAAGGCCGAGGCCGAGGCCGCCGGCGACAACGTGACCAGCCTCGATGACTACCGCGACCTCTGATCTGCTCCTGCCGGGCTACTGGATCGACGAGGCCACTGGCGCCTGGTGCACGCTTCCGTGGCCGACTGACCCGGATGAGCGGATGGCGCTGGTTCGCTCGAGCCTTGGTCCAGCGATCATCGACTGGTCTGAGGGTCGCACGGAACTCCCCGGCCTGATCCACTACATGACCGGCCAGCCGTGGCGCTGGACGGCGGGCCAGAAGCGGTTTCTGATCCTCTGGTACCACGTCAACGAGGATGGCCGATTCACCTTCCGCTCCGGCGCTAAGCGCGGCGCGAAGGGCACCGGCAAGGACCCGACGGCTGGCGGAATGTGCAATACCGAGCTTGTCGGCCCGGTCGAGTTGTATGACTGGGACGAGAAGACAGGCCGCCCCATCGGTCGCCCTCGCGGCTTCCCGTTGGTGCAGGTGATGTCGAACTCCGAGGCGCAGTCGAAGGACGTGCTCCGGGTTGCGAACGCGATGTGGTCCCGCGAAGCCCGGGAGTTCTACGACCTCGACTGCGGCGAGACCAGAACCGTGCTGCGGCCCAACGGCGGGCGGTTTGAGATCCCGCCGTCGTCGGAAGCCTCGGGCGAGGGCGACCCGGCGACGTTCGTCGCACTCAATGAATCGCACCACATGACCGAGACCTCTGGCGGCCAGCGTGTCGCCGCCATGGCCCGCCGCAACGTCGGCAAGTCGCCGGCCGAGATCCAAGCCCGTCTGTGCGAGTTCACCAACGCGCACAAGCAGGGCGGGGGCTCGGTGGCCGAGTCCACGTTCGAGGAATTCCAGAAGCAGCAGGCGCCCGGGTACCGCGGAAAGCGGGACCTGCTGTACGACTCGATCGAAGCGCCTCCGGCAACCGACATCCTCACCGCCGAGGGCCGTATGGCTGGCGCCCGCGCCGCCTACTCTGACGCCCCGTGGGCAGACCTCGAGCGCATCTGCGACGAGATGATGGACTCCCGAACCACTGTCGCGGACACGATCCGGTTCTACCTCAATGGCCTCGCCGCCGAAGAGGACGCCTGGGTCGAGCCGACCAAGTTCGACGACCTGGCCCGTGCTGACGTCGTGATCGCCGATGGCGACGAGATCGCGATGTTCCTCGACTGCTCCAAGTCCGAGGACGCGACCGGCCTTGTCGGCTGCCGACTCTCTGACGGACATGTCTTCCAGTTGGGCGTCTGGCAGCGCCCCCGTGGCGCTCGGGGCACGGGCTGGCTCGTTCCCCGCGCTGTCGTCGACTCCACCGTTCGCGCCGCCTTCGACCGCTACGCCGTCTCCTGGTTCGGCGTCGACCCGTCTCCGGCTCGCGACGACGAGGACGAAGCGCTCTACTGGGGCCAGCTCATCGACGACTGGCACCGCGACTTCCGTGACGGCCTCGCGATCTGGGCCACCCCTGGCGCCAGTGGCCACGCCGTGAAGTTCGACATGCGACTCTCTCAGCGCGGCGGCGTCGAACGTAACAAGCAGTTCACCGAGGCTGCAATGCAGGCCGCCCAGGACATCGACGAGGACGCGGCCCTGACCTGGGACGGCTCCTCGATACTCCGGCTCCATGTCCACAACGCCCGCCGCCGACCGAACCAGTGGGGCGTCTCGCTTGGCAAGGTCACCCGCGACTCGAGCAAGCTCGTCGACCTCGCGGTGTGCATGGTCGGCGCCCGGATGGGTCGGCAGATCGCCCTCAACTCGACCAAGAAGCCCGCGAAGAAGCGTTCAGGGAAGGTGTGGTGATTTGACGTGCCGCTGTCCCAGAACGCTGTGCGCGAGCTCGTCCGCGACTCTCTGTGGGAGCAGTGGACGGACGAGAAGAAGAAGCTCGACAAGATCGACAAGTGGTACCGCTGGCAGCACGAAGATCCCCGCCTCCCCCGCGGCGCCACGCAGGAGCTCAAGACGCTGATTGAGCTGTCGAAGACCCCATGGCTGGGCCTGGTGGTCTCTACGATCGCGCAGACGCTCTACGTTGACGGCTACCGCTCGCCCGAGCAGGCGCAGAACTCCGGCGCATGGCGGACGTGGAACGCCAACGACTTCGACCAGCGCCAGACCGCCGTTCACCGCGCCGCGCTCGCTTACGGCTACTCCTACGTGCTCGTCACGCCCGGCCAGGACGCCAATGGTGCTCGTTCGGTAATGCGGGGCGTCAGCCCACGGAAGATGCTGGCGGTCTACGCCGAGCCAGAGTCCGACGACTGGCCGATGTTCGCCATGCAGGTCACCCCGCAGCGCGCCGGCTGGATGGTCCGTCTCTACGAGGAGGGGGTCGTCCACTTCCTCTCTGTCGACGGCGCCGGCACCCCGACCTACCTGGAGTGGCGCGAACATGGCTCTGACGTCTGCCCCGTCGTCCGCTACACCAACGATCTCGACCTCGACGGACGCGCCCCGGGCGAGGTCGAACCGCTGATCCCGCTCGCAGGCCGAGTCGACAAGACCGCCTACGACCGGATGCTGACTCAGCACTTCAACTCGTGGAAGGTCCGCACCGTCGCAGGGCTCGCGGAGTTCGCCGACAACGAGGAAGAGGCGAACCGCAAGAAGCTCAAGCTGCGCCAGGACGACGTGCTCGTCGCCGAGGACCACGACACCAAGTTCGGCACCCTCGACGAGACCCCGCTCGACGGGTTCATCTCCGCGTACTGGGCCGATGTCGACACCCTCGCGGGCATTGCCCAGGTGCCTGCCACAGCGCTGAACGGCGGCAAGGTCGCCAACCTCTCTGCAGACGCGATCGCCGAACTTCGAGCGGGCCTAACCCAGAAGGCGTTCGAGCGGCAGGTGTCGTTCGGCAAGTCCCACGCGCAGGCCCTTCGCCTCGCCGCCGCCCTTGAGGGTGATACTGCCGCGGCTAACGACGTCATGGCCCGCGTCACCTGGCAAGACATGCAGGTCCGCTCGATGACCCAGGCCGCGGACGCCCTCGGGAAGTACGCCACTATGCTCGGCGTCCCGCCCGAGGCGCTGTGGTCCCGCATTCCGGGCGTAACGAAGTCCGATGTCGACGAGTGGCAGTCCATCGCCCAGCGCAGTGCCGCTCGCGAGCGTCTCGCGGCCGTCGCCGAGGCTGCGGCGCAGGCGCGGAGAAACCCGCAGGTCGCCGACCTGATGCGGCGCCGTGGCAACGCTGACTGAAGCCGAGGCGCACCGCGCCGCGGTCGAGGACATCGCCACGCTCGCCGTTGCCGAACTTGTTAGGGAGTGGCCTGGGCTTCCGATCGACGACCCGATCGCGCTGGCCGGACCGCTCAGAGACCTGACCCGCGACCTTGTCGACGACTTCTCGGCCATGACCGCCACCATCGGCGCCGACTGGTACGAGGAATTGCGCAACGATGCCGAGATTCCTGGCTCGTTCACCGCCAGCCTCGCCCCGCCTGCGCCGGACGAGCAGATCGCCGCATCCACCGCATGGGCCGCCAGGGGCGCTTTCGTCGACTCCAGCAAGGCCCTCGGTGACGCGACGGCTTTCCTTGACCGGATGATCGCCGACCGCGACCGAGTCACTATCGAGATCAACGTCGAGCGAGACCCCGCCGCGCCGCGGTACGCCCGATACGCCTCCGCGAACGCGTGTGCGTTCTGCGCGATGAACGCCCTGCGCGGCCCCGTGTACCGCTCCGAGAACTCCGCAGCCGGCAAGTACCACCAGCACTGCCGCTGCGTCGCCGTTCCCGTCTGGGATCGCGATGCCTACGCGGAGGCACCCTACGTCGCCGCCTGGCGCCACGCCTACTACGACGCGACCGCCACCCTTGGCGGCGCCAACGACTCGAAGGCCGTGCTGGCGCTCATGCGCAAGACGGCCGGCCTTCGCTGAACCCCCGCCACCCCGCATGGGGGGCGACTTATCCCGCATGGGAGACCCGCATGTCGAACGACCCCAACCCCACGCCCGACCCCACGCCGGACCCGGACCCTGCACAGGACCCGGCCCCGGCAGCCGAGGACCCGACCGACTGGAAGGCCGAGGCGCGTAAGTGGGAGGGCCTGGCGAAGAAGCACAAGTCCGCCGCCGAACGGCTCCAGGAGCTCGAGGACAAGGACAAGACCGAGGCCCAACGCCTTACCGAGGACCGGGACTCGCACAAGACCCGCGCCGACCAGGCCGAAGGCGAGCTGATGCGGCTCCGCGTCGGACTCGCCAAGGGACTGACCGAGGCGCAGGCACGCCGACTCGTGGGCTCTACCAAGGAGGAGCTCGAAGCCGACGCCGACGACCTACTCGCCACCTTCGGCGGCAAGTCCGACGACAAGCCTGCACCTAGTCGCCGACCCACCGAGCACCTTCGCGGTGGCGGTGACCCCGAGGAAGACCCCGAGGTCGACCTCCGCAAGATCGCCGACCAGATCCCGCGTCGGTAACCACTCCGCACGGCCCCGCCACGGGCCGCCCGCGGTCCATCCCTCGACCTAGGAGGTCATCGTGGCGAACACCTTCATCAAGGCCACCCAGGTGGTCCAGATGGCGCGCCTGCTGCTCCAGCGGGAGATCGTGCTCCCCCGACTCGTGTGGTCGGACTTCACCAAGCAGCAGTTCCAGTACGCCGCCAACGACACCGTCTCGATGGTCGTCCCGGCTCAGTTCGACGCCCGCACCCGCGTGCTGCGCTCGACGACCGCGCTGACCGCCGACGACCTGACCGAGACCAAGGTTGACGTCACCCTCGACACCCACGTCTACAAGCTGCTCAACATCACCGACGAGCAGCTCACCCTCGACATCCGCGACTTCGGCGTTCAGGTGCTGCAGCCGCAGATGCGGTCCGTCGCGGAGGGTCTCGAGGACGTCATCGCCACCGAACTGGCCGCAGCCACGCCGGCCGCGACCGTCGACTTCGCCGAGGGCACCAATGACCCGTACAAGGTCGTCCTCGCCGCCCGCAAGAAGCTGAACGACCTCAACGTGCCCCGGGCCAACCGGGTGCTCGTCGTCGGCTCCTCGGTCGAGCTCGCACTCCTCGAGGACGACCGCATCAGCAAGGCGCAGAACGCTGGCGACGCGATCGCCAGCGACGCGCTGCGCGAGGCGTCGCTCCCGCGGATCGGCGGCTTCACCATCGTCGGCTCCAACGCGCTGGGCGAGGACGAGGCTTACGCCTTCCACCAGACCGCGATCGCCTTCGGCGCCTTCGCCCCGGCAATCCCGGCTGGCGCCGCGGACGGCTCGCAGGTCTCCGAGGAGGGCATCGGCCTGCGGTACCTGCGCGACTACAACCCGACCAACAGCACCGGCCCGGTCGACCGCTCCCTGGTCGACGCCTTCGCCGGGGCCACGTCGGTCGAGCAGGGCGGCTCCAACAAGCGCCTCGTCGCGATCAACTTCACGCCCGCGGTCTGATCGGAGCAGTCCAATGGCACAGCCGCCGTTCGCAGGGGTGAGTGACCTCGCCGCATGGGTCGGCCAGGAGATCCCTGCCGAAGACCCGCGGGCGACGGCTGTGCTGTTGGCTGCCTCGCAGGTCGTGATCGCCGAAGTCGGCCCCAAGGTAGCCGAGGACTGGGCGGAAGTGCCCGGTGACGTCTCAGCGATCACCGTGCAGGTCGCAGCTCGCGTCTGGTTCAACCCTCAGGGACTCATTGCCGACTCCATTGACGACTACTCCCGTCGCTGGGACCAGGGCGGGGAGTCGGGGATCTACCTGACCTCGGGCGAGCGCGACCTCCTCTCGAAGTACCGCACGAAGGCCAAGGGCCTGTGGACCCTCGGCACCACCCGGGGCGACGACTACGCCGACCAGTACCTCGACGTGGTCAATGCCGACACCCCCGGGACGCTCGAGGAGCCGATCCCCTTCCTGCTACCGGGGGCGTGATGGACGACGTCCTTACTGCCGGGCGCGCACTTGCCGAGGCGCTGATGACCGACACCTGGACGATCGGCGCCAACCTCGGCTACGAACTGATCGACGGCGTCGAGGTCCAGCAGGTGACCCCACTGTTCACGACCAAGGCCCGGCTCCGTGAGCGCGGCAACGTCGTCCAAGAGACCCAGGTTGGGGAGCGGACCGCTATCGAGACCCGACGCGAACTGCACATCCCCTGGAACTCGCCCGACGCCCCGGTCAACGCGGTCGCCCAATGCACCGCAGTCGGGCCACTATCCGACCCGACTCTGCTCGGCACGATCATCCGGCTCTCTGGCCCGGCGCCCGGCTCCCAGCAGACCGCCCGTCGCCTGCAGGTTGTGGAGGTGCTGACATGAGCTTCATCTCCGGCGACGCCTCCGAGATCTACAAGCTCGGCGTCGACCTCGCACAGGTTGGCGCGAAGTCGATCCCGGCCGTCCGGCAGGTCATGTCGGATGCGGGCGACGCGTTCGCCAACGAGTGGCGTTCGAACGCCACGGCAACTTCCGGCGAACATGGCAAGCACTACCCCGCGAGCATCACCGCCGAACTGGCGTTCTCGGTGACGAGCGTCGCCGTTGACGTCGGCCCTGAGTCCGCTCGCAAGCAGGGCGGCATGGGCCGCGGCTTCGAGTTCGGGTCCGTCAACCAGCCGCCCCACCTCGACGGCCTACATGCGCTCGACGGAATCCAGGCACGTGTCGATCGGATGCTCGACTCCGCGATAGGTCACCTGTTCCCGTGAGCGACATCGCCACGCTAGTCGCGTTCTTGACGGGCGATCCGCTGGTGCGCGTCTATGAACTGAACAAGGTCCCCGAGCGCCCCGAGCACCCCTATGTCGTGCTGTCGCTGTCGCATGCCGCCCCGGGTCCCGCTACGAGCGACGGGCACAAGTCGACGCCGAAGCGGATCGTTGCCCGGGCGTTCGCTCGCACGGCCGACGGTCTCGAGGAAGTCTGCGCCGCCCTCGACGGCCGGCTCAACGGCCGTGCCCTCCCCCTCCCCGACTCCCCCGTCGCCGAGTTCGAAATGTCAACCGACGTCGACCGAGACGCCGCAACCACAGGCGTCCTCGGCTCCCTGATGACCTACAAGTTCTAGGAGGCCCCGCCATGGGTCACATCCACGTCCGCGACAAGCAGACCGGACACGAGTACGCCGTCCCCGAGCACCTCTTCAACGACGAGGCGCACGAGAAGACCGGGAAGCCGGTCCGCGACGCCCACGGAGACCTCGTGCAGCCCAAGTTCCGCACCGCACTCGGCACCCCCACCAAGCAGGCCGCCAAGAAGGCGTCCGAGAGCGCCGACTAGCTCGGCGTCACAGGCTCCCCTCGGCCACCCGAGGGGTTTTGCAAGGGCGCCTCGGCGCCATAGACGGCGGCGGATTCTCCGCCCCGAGCAAAGGAGAATCCATCGTGGTTAGCCCGTCAAAGCCGCAGAAAATTCAAGCGAACGGCAAGGACTCGTGGTTCTGGGTTCCCGCCATCGCGAACATCCAGGTCCCCAAGATCACCGAGATCAACGCCGTGTCCGGCGTGAACATCTCCTGCTACCTGCTCGCCGAGCAGGAGGGCGTCACGTCCACCACGGAGAAGGTCCGCCTCGCGCGCCTCCTCTGCGAGACCTCGACCACCGAGGGTCTCGGCGAGCAGACGTGGAGCCTGGCCGACATCACGGGCGTGTTCGACCCTCAGGCCGCGTCGGGCTCGCTCGGCAAGAAGGCGTGGGAGCTGTTCCAGGACCCGGTCAACCCGGGCTACCTGGCCCGCCGTCAGGGTGTCGTGGCCTACCAGGACACCCCGGAGGCCGCCGTGGGTCAGTTCTTCGACATCTTCAAGGTCGAGGCATCCCAGGCGACCCCGGGCAAGACGGCGAACGACGCGTCGGGCATCTACAGCTTCACCGCTGGGGTGGCGCTGCTCGACCAGGCGTTCAACGTCGCGGCTGTCGCGGGTCCCTGATCTGAACGACCCCCGCCCGTCCTGCCGAGTGGCGGGCGGGGGTCTCACTCGGCAACTCGGCAAGGAGCAACATCATGAGTGACGTCAAGGTCATCGACCTCCTGTCCGAGTCCTACGCAGAGCGTCTCGACGTGCTGTGGCGGGCGGTCGACGAGGCCGCGAAGAACGAGGACAGGCTCGCCGGAAGCGAAGCCGCGTCGGGGCGCACCCTGGACGAGGGGATCTCGGACTCGGTGCGACTCGCCGAGCAGTACGAGGCGCTGCGCGCCGAGGCCATCGAGGACGCGAAGGCGAACCGCCGGCACGTCGAGATGCGTCTCGAGCGAAAAGCGTGGCGCGAGCTGAAGGAGAAGCATCCTCCTCGTGTTGGCGACGAGTACGCCAAGGAGGATGTCGACTCGGACCGCGCGGCTGGCCTGAACGTCGACACCGCTTCCGATGATCTGCTGTACGCGGCGATCCAGGTTCCCGAGTTCTCGTCGCGGGCGGCGTTCGACGAGTGGGCGGACAAGCTCACGAACGGACAGTTCACCACCCTGACCTTCGCTGCTTGGGAGCACGCGAACCGGGCGCGGTTCAACCCAAAAGCGCTGCCCGCCTCGCTGACCCGGAGTTCCGCCACGAACTGACGGTCGCCAAGGCGTGGGGCTACCGGCTCGACGAGTGGCGGGCGCTCCCGGATGACGACCGGGACTTGCTGACGTCCTTTGAGCGGGACGTTTGTCCCAGTTGCGGGAACCTGCGGTCGACCTGCTCGGACCCGACGATCGACTGGCACCCGCGGACGTCCGTCTGTTACGCGACCGCCTCTGTCCAGTGGGGTCAGCGCAGGTTGCAGAAGAAGTGGGGCGACAAGGCAGCCGAGGATGGCGCCTCGCCCCTCGACGGCGTCGCGATCTACGCGACCGACCAGGCGCCAGAGCCGAGCGAGGACGAGTTCGCCTAGTGCGAGCGCGCGGCCCTACTTCTTTTCGTCGGACGACATGACGGCCATTGCGATTCCAGCAAAGCCGCAGAGTCCGGCCACCACGGCAATCAACGCGAACACGCCACTGATGTCGTTCGACCGCGTGGCGACCCAGATCAGGCCAGCACACGCCGCCACGCAGAGGGCGGCTATCGGCAGTCGGAACTCGTCGTTCATGCCCCAAACCTACAGCCGATCGGAGGATCGCGTTGACGGATCGCTCCGTGGTTTACCGCCTTCGGGCGGAGGTCGGTTCCTTTCGGGCCTCCCTTGCGCAGGCGAGTGCCTCGACGAAGAAGTTCGGCGACGACCTCGTCGCGATCGATGCCAAGGGCGACAAGATGCGCCGCGGCCTGGCAGGTATCGCCGATGTTGGCGGCAAGGTCGGCCTGGTCGCCGCCGGAGGTCTCGCTGCCGCGACGAAGGCAGCTGTCGACTGGGAGTCCGCGTGGGCGGGTGTGCAGAAGACGACCGACGGCACCGCCTCGCAGATGGCGGAGCTTGAGGGTCAGTTGCGCGAGATGGCCCGGACGATGCCGGCGACCCACCAGGAGATCGCCGCGACGGCGGAGGCTGCGGGTCAGCTTGGCGTCGCCCGCGAGGATGTGGCGGCGTTCACCGAGACCATGATCAAGCTGGGCGCGACGACGAACGTTACGGCTGAGCAGGCCTCCACCTCGATCGCCCAAATTCAGAATGTTATGGGTACGGCGCCCGAGGATATCGACAACTTCGCCGCAGCGCTCGTCGACCTGGGCAACAACGGCGCGTCGACCGAGTCCCAGATCCTCGACATGGCTCAGCGGATCTCGGGCGCTGGTGCGCAGATCGGTTTGACCGAGACCGACATCCTCGCCATCTCCAACGCGGTCGCGTCCATGGGCATCGAGGCAGAGGCTGGCGGTTCAGCGGTCTCGACGGCGTTCACGAAGATGGCGATGGCCGTCTCGTCGGGCGGCCCGAAGCTGGAGAAGTTCGCGGAGGTCGCGGGCACCTCGACGACCGAGTTCCAGCGGATGTTCAAGGAGACGCCCGCAGAGGCGTTCGCCGCATTCACTCAGGGGCTTGATCGGATCAACAAGTCCGGCGGCGACGTCTTCGGGACGCTCAAGGACATCGGCCTGTCCGACATCCGGGTCTCGCAGGCGATGCTCTCGCTCGCCTCCTCGGGCGACGTGCTCACCGACTCGCTGGCCATGGGCGCCGAGGCATGGGAGAAGAACTCGGCGCTATCCGATGAGTTCGCGAAGCGGTCGGGCACGACCGCCGCAGAGGTCCAGGTGGCGTGGAACAACGTCAAGGACGCGGGCATTGAACTCGGGTCAGTGATGCTCCCCGTTCTCTCCGAGGCCGCCGACGTTGTCACCGGAGTCACTAGCGCCTTTCAAGCCCTGCCGGGGCCCGTCAAGGATGCGACCGCTGGGGCCCTGGGCCTAACCGCCGTCTTTGGCGGTGGCCTTTGGTTCACGGCCAAGGTAATCGGCGGAATCGCCAACATGAAGCAGTCGCTGGCGGACCTCGGAGTCCAGGCAGGGGCCACGCGGTCGCGCCTGACCTTGCTGAACGGCGTCAAACTGACCGGCCTTACTGCCGCGGCGGCCGTTGCGATCCCGCTGCTGTCCAACGATCTCGACACCCTCGGCCGCAGCATCGCAAACACCAAGGCGAGCACCGAGGGCCTGGATGGCGTCCTTGAAGCCCTCAACAAGAGCAATGTCGGGAAGTACGCCGACGACCTCGGCATCAACATGCAGAAGTTGGCCGAGGATCTGTATGCCAACGGAGCCTCGGGCGAGTACGTAGGCGAGACTTACGACAAGCTGAACGAAAAGTTGGACAGCTTCGGTGACAACGCGAAGGAAGCGATCACCTACTGGCTTCCCGGCATCACGAGTGGTCAGAACAAGGCGGCCGAGGTCAACAAGGGGCTCAACAAGGTCATCGAGGAGAACGGCAACCTTCTCGGCAAGGCCGAGGCTGATGCCAAGGCCGCAGCGCTTGCTCAAGGCGAACTGACGGGCGCCACCCTAAGTTCTGCTGACGCCGCGAACCTGAGTGCCGCCGAGACCGAGGAGATGGCAAAGGCCCTTCAGGACGCCAGAAACGGCGCTTCCGAGACCGCCCGGTCCTTCCTGACGCTGGGTGAGTCGCTGAACAACCCGAAGGTCTCGCTCGGTGACTGGATCGGCGAGATGGAGAAGCAGGCTCGTGCGCTTCGCGAGTTCACCGCGAACTCGAAGAAGGCCGCGAAGGAGGGCCTGGATGACGGTCTGATCGCGTCGTTGCAGGAGGCCGGTGTCGAGGGTGCTCTTCGCTTGGAGCAGTTGGCGAATGCGAGCGACAAGGAGATCCGTCGCGCAAACAAGGCGTTCCGGTCGGGCCAGACCGCCAGCGATGCCTACGCGGATGCGGTCGAGGTTCTCGCTCGCCGCCTTCTCGGCCTGCCTCCCGAAGAGAAGGTGGACGTCAAGGTCAACACCGCCAATGCCAAGGCGGCGCTGCGTAGCTTTCAGGCGCAGATCGACGCCCTGCGAGGGAAGAACATCACGGTCTCGACGACGTTCAAGAACTTCTACACCAACGTCAAGGGGCCGAAGGGGAACCGGGGCGGCGTCACGGACCCGTGGCGGGGACCTCTCGAGAACCCCGCGGATGGTGGAACTATCCCTCGCCCCGGAGGGCGTCTGATTCGATCTGCGTCCGGTTCGACGGTGCCTGATGACGGGGGCGGCTACCGCGACTATCTGCCCTACCTGCTGGCCCCGGGCGAGGAGGTCATCTCCAACCGGGTGGGCCAAGCTGATCGATTCCGGCCGTTGCTGAAGGCGATCAACGCCGGCCGCCTAGCCGATGGTGGAACCGCTGGGAAGAACCCGACATGGGTGTCGGCTATCGGCGGCTCGTGGGGTGATGCGTTTGAGCTTCCCAAGACGCTGAAGGGCTTGAACAAGGCACTGAAGCGGTCCAAGGCTTCGCTCGAGGATGAGACCGATGCTCGCGACGAGCTGGCGTCGAAGATGTCGTCGCTGCAGGACGCGGTCGCGGGAAAGATCACCTCCGACCTGTTCGGCGAGACCGAGGCGTGGTCGGCGGGCGGTTCGTTCGAGGACGTCATGGCGATCTTGGCCGGCGACATCTCGACCGGCACCCAGATGCAGAAGGACATCGCTGCCCTGCAGAAGAAGGGCCTCAACGGGGGTGCCCTCGACGCGCTGCTCGCCCAGGGAGACGCCGCGACCATCGGGCGGTTTGCCGGACTCACTCCTGCGCAGCTCGCTCAGTACGAGAAGCAGTACGAGCGGCGGGACAACCTGGCGACCTCGACCGGGAAGAGCGCGTCGGCGGCGGCATATGGGCCGGAGTTCAAGGTCCTCGACTCCAGCGTCCGTCGTCTCGAAGTCCAGGTCAAGGCGATCGAGAAGGCCATCGACCGCAATGGCAAGGCGAGCCGCGAAAGCCGCAACCGCGGCAACTCCAAGGGCCACCGCGGCCGGAACGGGAAGTGACGTGACCGAGCAGATCGAACCCGGTATCCCGGCCGACGCGACGCTGAGTCCGACGGTGGTGCTGATCGACCAGCGGCTCGCTGAGCTCGACGGCGGCGTGAACAGCATCGGGCTGCAGGAGGGCTGGATCACCAAGGCCCGGGCCGACCTGGAGGCCGCGGAGGCCAAGCTCGCGGCCTGCCTGGCCGAGAAGGCGCGGCTCGAGGCCGACCGTGCGCTGCTCGCTTCCGAGATCCCGACCGACACCACTGACCCGGAGGGGACTGCATGAGCCAGCCGCACTCGCTGATGTGGGGCGACCTCCGCCTGGCTGGCGACACGGTCGACCCGGACGCGGAGTTCGTGATCGAGGCCATGGCCGATGGCACGAAGCTCGGCACCGCCAAGGCGCTGACCGAGTTCGTGAAGTCGCTGCAGGTCGACGGGTCGCTCGCGGTGATGAACGGCCACGACAACGCCGAGACAGTGCTGCAGCTTCGCGTGTCGGCGCCGGACGGGATGGCGGCCGGACCCGCGGCCGCGAAGGCCGCTGCGGCCCTCGCGGCGAACGCGGCCGCGGACCCGATCCCGCCGCTGGTGTGGGTCTCTCCGCTCGAGGATGCCGCTACCTGTGTGTACGACGTCTATGCGGCTGACCCGGTGCGTGACGAGGGCGACGGCTGGGATCTTGAGGAGGAGATGCGGGAGTGCCGCTACTTCACCGTCACGATGTCGCGGCACCCGTTCTCCCGTCCCGCGAACCCGGTCGTTGTCCCGACACTCCCGGTCCCCCCTCCGACGCCGACCACCGTTCTCATCGACGACTGCAGTTCCCTGACGAACTGGAGCGCGCCCGCTGGAACGCTCTCCCTCGCCTCGGGTGCGGTCTACTCCACGACCTCGACCGTGGGCGCGAAGCCTTCCCTTCGTCGCACCGCGGCGGTGTCGATGAGTGGCTCGCCGTACCTCGCCCTGACGGTGGACGCCGCAGTCACGCCGAGCGGCGGGCCTCTGGTGTTCGGCGACGTCGAGGTCAAGATCAATGGCGTGGTCAAGTCCCCGGTGGCCGCCACGGGAAGCTCGACCTCCCGAGTCCTCTACTTTGCGACCGGCAACTTCAGCACCCTCGAACTGACGTCCCCCTTCGCCTACTCTGCGGGCGCGGTCAACGTTCGTGTGCGGGCTGACAAGATCGAGCGGACCGACATGCTGCCGTCGTCTGGAACGGCGCGACAGCAGTCGCGGACGGCGACCATCTTGGGCTCGGCTCCCACTCAGGCGGCGATCCGGGTCTACGACTCCACCACCCCGACGCCGGGCGCGCTGGGAAACGACATCCTCGTCTATTCGACGAGAACTCCCAGGTCGCTCCTCCACTGCGTCCGTTCCTCACCTCTGGTGGTGCCACCGCGGACACGGCGATGATCTCCGGGGCACGCAACACGCTTGCGACCGCCGCCGTGTTCCGCATCGCCGCAGCCCGGCTTCTTGACGGGATGCATGGGCTTGTGGGTCGGCTCAGCGTCACCACGGCCGGCACCCTGACGTGGTCGACCCGGATTGTCGACGCCGCGGGCGCGGCCACCATCGGCTCCGGCGTCACCGACACTGGATCGATCGAGGTCCCCGTCACCAGCGGCTACCGCGCGATCAACCTCGCCGCCATGCTCCTCCCGCCGGTCGAGGTCGAAGGCACCCAGCTCGTCGAGATCACCATCACCGGCACCGCGAACATGTCCTGGGACGAGTTCTGGCTTTTCAACCTCACCGAGGGCTCCCTGTCCTGGGTCCGTGACGCCGACTCGATGACCTGGATCGAGATCCGCCCCGCCGAGCTGGGCAAGCTGCCCAGCATCTACGGCGGCACTGGCGCGTTCGGGACCAACCCGGCGTGCGTGGACTACAAGACCATCGGCGCTGACTTCGGCGCCGCTGACCAGCACTACGCCGACCCCGGCCTGCTCCAGGTCTTCACCGTCACCTCGACCTCGCTCAAGGCCCAGTCCGAACTCTGGTTCTACCCCCGCTACCTCGACGCCGTCATCGACGAGGCCGCCTGACATGGCCCGCAACCGCTTCCGGCCCGAGCTGCGGGTCGGCGGCTACCTCCTGTCCGGCATCGTGCGCTGGGACGGCCTCAAGCATTCGGGCGACCTCAACGGTGACGTCGACCTCTCGGCCCGGATCATCTTCAAGAACGACTGGCGCCACCCCGCCCTGCGCGACAAGGCGCCCGTCGAGCTGATGCGCGGCTCGGCGTGCCTGTGGGCCGGCACCCTGGTCGAGCCGGACTGGGACGCCGGCACCATCGGCGCCGTCGGGGCCTCCCGCGACGCCGACAACGCGATGGCGCTCGACGCCCTGGGCAACGCCTCGACCAAGCCCAACGAGGTCATCGACGCCGCCATCGCCCGCGGCGCCCTGTCCTGGCGCCGGGTCGGGGATTTCGGGAACACCGAGGTCGGCGAGCCCGGCTCGGGCCTGACTACCATCAGGTCCGTCCTCGACGCCTGGGCCACCAAGAGCGGCCAGACCTGGCACGTCGACTCCCGCCGGCGGCTCATCATCATCCCCGCCGTCGAGACCTCCATCAACTGGCTCGTCACCCCCGGCTCCGGGGTCCTCGGCGCATCCGGCACCGAGCGGGTCGACGTCGTCTTCGTCCGCTACACCAACAAGACCACGGGCCGCCGAGACACTGCCTCCTACCCCGCCGTCTCCCCGACGCGTCCGAACGAGGAACACAAGGAGATCTTCGACCGCGGCCCACTGCTCCCCGCCGAGGCCGTCGCGATCGCGACCGGGCTGTGGGCCGAGAACAACTCCGGCCGCTCCGGGTGGACCAACGGCCTCAAGCTCGCCCGCGGCCAGGTCACCAACCTCGGCGGCCGCGAAGCCGACCTCGCGTTCATCCGCGCCGGCCAAGGCATGGCACTGCGCTCAGTGCCAGACCCCCGCGGCCTCTCGCGCAACACCAGCATCGTCCTCGGCGACGTCGAGTTCGACTGGGAAGACGGCACCATCCAGGCCAACCCCAAGGGGCTGGCCGCCCAAGACGAGCAGTCCGCCCTCGACTCCGTCGCCGAGCTCGCCAGTCAGGCGCTCGCCCAGGCGGGCTCCGGCGGCGGCATGGCGCCGTTCGCGATCGCGGTCGGCGAGGCCCTCGTGACCGTGACCGCTGCCGTATCCGGGAACACCGCGATCACCTTCCCTGCCGGGAGGTTCACCGTGGCCCCCAAGGTGCAGGCGACCGTTCAAGACGCCCCCAGTGGCTCGCAGACCTTCGTCGCGCGCGTCATCAACGCCACCACGACCGGCGCCTCGATCTACATCTACACCGGCAACAACGCCACTGCGACCGCCACTGTCAAGGTGGCTTGGGAGGCCATCCAGATGACCTCGACTTCGGCGGTGGGCTGATGGCCGACGAGCCCGGAGGTTGGGAACTCAAGCGAGGACTCGACCAGCTCCGCACCGACATCCGCGATGACGTCGCCGACCTCAAAGGCGACGTCGGGGGAATCGCTGCCCGGCTCGACGCGATGGACGCCCGCTACGTCTCCCACCGCGAGCACTCCAACCTCGCCGCCCGCGTCGAGAAGCTCGAACTGGGCGCCGAGAAACGCACCGACCGCAACATCACGATCTGGCTCGGCATCGGCATCGCCGCGTTCTCGAGCCTGACCTCAACAGCCCTCTCTGTCTTCGCCTTCCTGACGAGATGATCACCATGCCCGCTAGTTCTCGCCGCAAGGCAGTTGCCGCCTACACCATCTGGGGAGCCGTCGCGATCTTCGCGCTCTCCTTGCTCGTCGGCTCGGTTGTCGCCGTCGTCCGGCAGTCTGGCGACATCCGCCGGCTCGAAGAGAAGGTGGCGGTCTCGAAGACTGATCGGGCGGATCTTCGTGACCAGCTCGGTCAGGTGAAGGCGTCGGCAGAGGAGAACGCCCGTCGGTGCGCGGGGGCCGAGGGTTGCAGTCCTGCGCCCATTCCGGGGACTCCTGGAACACCGGGCGCGCCGGGCCTTCCTGGCGTCCAGGGTCCAGTGGGTCCAACTGGCCCACAGGGTCCGCGTGGCCCCAAGGGCGACACGGGGTCGGCAGGCGTCGATGGCGAGACCGGGACGCCGGGAAGTGCCGGGAGCGCTGGAGCCGATGGCGCGAAGGGCGACCCCGGACCACAGGGTCCCGCTGGTCCTGCTGGTCCGCCTGGTCCTCCCGGCACTGCTCAGCCCGGCACCTACACCTGCCCCGACGGCGAGTACCAGCGCGGCTTCTCCGTGAACTCCGACGGCTCCGTCAACCTCATCTGCGCTCCCGTGGCGCAACTGCCCCCAGGAGGCAACCCGTGACCATGACGACTACGAACGCGACGACCGGTGGCGTCGCCTGGAACGGCGGCGTCTGCCACCTCTGCAGTCGGCTCTACCTCGGCTCGCACCGTTGCTCTCCCATCGACCTGCTCGACCGTGCCGAGCAGTTGCAGCGGATTGCCCGAGAGCGGTTTGAGGAGATGAACCCACAGGAGATCGGCTGCGCCTGCGGCAATCGGGGCGCCTGCGCGAGTGTCCTCTGCGCGCCGAAGGTGACCTGCTGATGACCTGGCGTACCGCACGCTCTCTCGACGTCGTCCTCGCCGAGATCAACGCCCACGCCCCGAAGCGGTCGAAGGTCTCGGACGGGTCGATCGGCGACCCGGCACATGCCGCGCGCACCTCGGACCACAACCCGAACAAGGCCGGCGTCGTCCGTGCGCGGGACTTCACTCACGACCCGCACGGCGGGCTGGACTGCAACGTCCTCGCTGCGCGTCTCGCGGACATGCTCCGCGCCGGCACGCACCCCGCGCTCGGATCAGGCGCCTACATCATCTGGAACCGCACCATCATCAGCCGTGACCGGATCCACGAAGGCTGGCGGCCGTACTCGGGCACCAACCCGCACACCAAGCACCTGCACCTCTCGGTCGCCACCAAGGCCAGCGGCTACGACTCCACCGTCCCGTGGAACCTGTTCGCTCCCCCGGCGCCGTCCGTGAAGCGCCGTCCGAAGCCGATCCGCGACGCAATCAAGGCCGCCCAGGCTGCCCTCGTTGGCGCTGGGCCCGTGCGCGCTGAGCGGGTCAAGGCTGCGATCCGTGAGCTGCGGAAGGTCAAGAAGCAGTGACTGACCCGCAGGCTCGGGTCTACTCGCCAAACCTCGCGTTCACCACGGGCTGGTTCAAGGACCGCAAGCACATCCGCCACCTGCTCGCCACGGTCGAGTACCCCGTTGTCCTCGGCGTGCAGGAAGCCAAGAACGTGTGGCTCGCCCGCCTCGTCGGCGCCGGAGCTCGAGCGATGCAGCGCACCTCGACCCCGGCCGTGCGGGGCTCGGGGATCATCGTCCGCGGCCTGCTGGCGCGGAACTTCCGGATCTTCCTCGGCGGCCGATCGACGGCGACGCTGCCTCGCTGGATCGCCCGGTGCGCCGTGAAGATCGACGGCCAGTGGGTTCGCGTCTTCTCCGCCCATCCGCCTCCGAAGCGCGCCGGCAAGGCGGCCCAGGATCGACACCTGGCTCAGCTCAAGAAGCGCACCGATCGAGCCGAGCGCCGGGGCAAGGCGTGGATCGTCTGCATCGACGCCAACCGCAACCTCCACGAGGTGGCCCGCTACCTCGGCGGCCGCGGCTACGGCGACGACCGCGACCGGATCGTCGGCGTCATCGTCTCCCACCGCGTCGTCGTCGGCGCCCATGGCGTCGACCGCTACGGCATCAAGAACGGCCTCACCGACCACCCGGCGCCCTGGATCGACGTCCTCGGCATCCGCTGACCTCCAAGGTTTCTCCCAGTACCTCCAAGGATTGGAGCAACACGATGAAGCTCAAGCCCTACGCCAAGGCCATCCTCGCCACCCTCGTCGCCGGAGTCGGCGGTGTCGCGGTCGGGTACGCCGACGACTCGCTCACCACGGGCGAGTTCTGGGCCGCCATGGCTGCCGCTGTCACTGCCGGCGCCGCGGTGTTCGGCGTGCGCAACGGCGACGTCGAGGAGTAGTGGTGCCGGGCTGGGCGCTCCTTCTCGGGACCCTGGTCTACAACTACTCGCGGCATCGTCGCGGGCTGCCCACGATCTGCGCGACCACGAGGCGGCTGCTCCCCAAGCGGGTGTCCGCCGCGGCGCTCGGAGGCGGCTACCTCTACCTCGCCGTCCACATCTGGCGCGGCTACCCGCGCCCCTGAACCGCTACCGCAGGCCGACCGCCCCGCTCTCTTCGGAGGGCGGGGCTTTCGGCATTTCGGGCTACTGGAACGCCCTACTGCAACATCCGCCGTTCCAGTTCACCCATAGGCCGTGCCCCCGTGCGGCACACCGTCGCTCGCGGGCCGGAGCCGTTCGGCCGGCACCCAGTTCGTCTCGAGCTGGCCGCCCGCGATGGTCTGGTTGTCCCAGGTCACGAACGCCTCCCACTCGCCGTGCTGGTTCTGCCGCCAGGCAAGGATGAGCCCGGGGAAGTGGCGCGGGCCGAACTGCTCCTTGACCCACACGTGCCGCTGCCCCAT